CCCTCTTTTGGTACATAAGCCATGATTAAATATCCTTTGCTTTTACTACTGGTTTAGGTGACGAAGCGGCATTACCGTCATCGTCTGCTTGCACTACTCCTACTACTGCTGCTAATGCGTATCTACGCATATAGGTTAAACAACTGCCTGCGCCTTGTGCGTCAGGCTTTGTAACTGGTACTGACATCTCTTGCATTAAATATTCGCCAGAAGAATGGGTCAGCATAGTTGTTAAAGACATGGACTTATCTAATTCGCAATAAGTCCCAGGGAATTGAACCACAGCCAAATTGTTAGCAGCCAACAAATCACGGCAAGCATCCCAAACAGACTCAAGGTCAGCATATTTACTTTTGAAAAAAGGATTAGCAGAGTCTTTCTTAGCATAGGTCAACTTCCCCTGTACGATTGATAGCGCTTTAGCTAGGTTAGCAATGCTTTCTGATTGAATCATTTGTCACCCCTAATTGTTGGAAAAGAAGCTAATGGATTGCCAAAAATATTGCCAAAGCTGTTAATTACATCTTGTAGCAATGGGTCTACATGGCTATTTCTTTTTTTAGGCTTGCCACAGGCTTGACGAATACAGTCAACTTGTTCTTGGCTTAACTCGCCACCGTACTCCATGTCATCTAAAGCTGACTCTAAAAATTCTTCGTGTTCTAACATTAATTGGTTTAATTCAGACATTATTTTTCCCCTTAATAATTGTGTGGTGTAGCACCAGCTTCTTTAGCTGCTTGTTTTGCAACTACTTTTGATACATAAGTTCTTTCTGAAAGAACACCCTCATTAATGGCAGCGCCAGTTGTAATCAACAAAACCCAACCGCCATTTTTGCCACGACCTTTGTATATATGAGCAACCATTTAAATCCCCTTAAATGACATAGCAAAATTGCTATAACTACACTTTATCATACAATTTGGTTTTGCAAATACTTTTTTGTTAAGTTATGAAAATAAACAACATATGAGTTAAACTGTGCAATATGGAAAAATTAAAACTAACCGATTCAGCTATAATTGACATATTAGGTGGTACTGCAAAAGTAGCAAAAATGTGCAAATGTGACCAAGCAACTGTTTCAACTTGGCGCAAAAGAGGTATCGCGCATGGGCCATTGTTGTTTTTAGCTGCCAGAATAGAAAAAGAATCACATGGGCTTGTAACTCGTAAGGACTTGTTTCCAAACAACTTCTGGCTAATCTGGCCTGAGATGTTGGAAAAACCCAACAGTTTTGGCTTGCAACAAGAGGCAGATGAGGAGTAGTATCATCCTCCGCACTCCAGGCGTACTAAGCACCTAAATCGGTGGCGTGGAAGAAAAGATAGGCTGGTGATAACCCCATTGCAAGCCTCGTAGCGTTAAATGGCGACTACACAAGACGAAGAGGTCATGGGTGATACAAACTCTTCATCGAATGAACATTAACTTCGTGTAGGACTAGGTGTTGGTATTTCTAAGACATTGGGTCAGTTGATAGTTGCCTATCACCCTTGGTCAAGCTATATGCAAAAATACAACATTAGGGAAAATACTTAGTGATTATTTAAAAAAATAGGACTAAATTATTTACATAGCAACGCATTTAAAGGGGAATTAAATGAGAACAAACGACCAACTTCTAGCAGATTTAAAAACAAGTAAAGAATTAGGCTTGCCATTTGAGTTGACTGCTGAAGAAAGGGCTAGGGCATTTGGTGATGCAGATTGGCCTAATCGCGATACAACTGCCAGAATCAAAGAGATGTGTTTAAGATACAAAACAGGCTTGGCTTTATCTAAAAGCGACATTAAAGAAGTAAAAAAACATTTAAAGGGGATTTAAATGACAGCATATATTTACAAAGGCACACAGCGAACCGGTGGTTGGCTTTTAGTAATTAAATCTAACGGCAAAGTCATATCACAAAGAATGTATGTAACAGAAACATCTGCTAAAGATGATGCAAAACATTGCACACCTGGCAATTATTAAGGGGAACTAAATGTCACAAATCCAATACGAAACAACTATTTTATTTGATTTACCTGATGGTGTATCACCATCGGAAGAAATTGAATATTTAACAAATTTGTTAACAAAGCAGCCAGAACTGTTACTTTTAAAAGTTACCGGCATATCTAACATTGGTGTATGGGGAGAGGCAGAATGAAAGACTTTTTAGGCGCTTGTTTATTAGGTTTAGTTTTAGCTATTGTCATTTTTGGGGTTAATTACCTACGCACCGGCTATGTGATATGAGTTTTACGGTTTATAGGCATAACGGCATGAGAGAAACGCATTGGTTTACGATAGACCAACTGCTTCTTTCAATGAAAAACAACCCACTTGATAGGTATTACAGGAATGTTTGATGAATTCTGGTCTTTATATCCACGAAAGATTGCTAAAGCAGCTGCAAGAAAAGCCTGGCAAAAACTCTCAGCAGAACAACAACTTATGGCTGCAAAAGCTATCAATACACATTGCGAATACTGGAAAGCCAAAGAAACTGAGTTAGAATTTATACCCCATTGCGCCACTTGGCTTAACGGTGAACGCTATTTTGACGAAATTGTCATTGAACCCAAGAAAGAAAAGATTGACAAAAAGTGGATGTTTTCTAACGAAGGTATTGAAGCCAAAGCAAAAGAACTTGGGGTGCTTGGTACAGGGTATGACTCTTATGACAGTCTTAAACGCAAATGTATGAACAAGCTAGGCATGAGTGTGGTGTAAGGTATTTATGTTATTTGCGGAATAAAAAGGGATTGGCTTGGTTTAGAAATTACATTAGTGAAAAAAACTTTAGCCAAAAATTATTAAATGATTTTTATGACCAATGGAAATTGGGCAACAAAGGGGAATGGGGATGTTGGAAACAATCAAATGGTCAGGCACAATTCTTTGTCTGATTGGCATAGCACTTACTAGCTTTAATATTTACCCACTTAACATCTATTTGGGTTTTATTGGAAGTGCCTTATGGGCTTACGCTGGTTACAAGCAACAAGACTACGCATTATTTTTGGTTGAGTTTGTTGCAGTTGCCATGTACGCTGCGGGGATTATGTATATATGAACTATTTATCAGTATGTTCTGGTATTGAAGCTGCCACAGTTGCATGGCATCACATGGGGTGGAAACCAGTAGGCTTTAGCGAAATTGAGAAGTTTCCTAGCCAAGTGCTTGCACATCACTATCCACAAGTTACCAACTTTGGTGACATGACTAAATATAAAGAATGGAAATTAGATGACTCAATCGGACTTTTGGTCGGAGGAACTCCCTGCCAATCATTTAGCGTTGCAGGCTTACGCAAAGGACTTGACGACCCAAGAGGTAACCTTGCACTTACCTATGTTGGAATTCTTGATAAGTTTAGACCCAAGTGGTGCATATGGGAAAATGTGCCAGGTGTCCTCAGTAGCGGTGGAGGAAGGGACTTTGGTAGCTTCCTCGGGGCGTTGGGCGAACTCGGGTATGGGTGGGCCTACAGGGTGCTTGATGCTCAAAACTTCGGAGTCGCACAAAGACGCAAAAGAGTGTTTGTTGTCGGATGTCTTGGAAGTTGGGAATCTGCCGCAAAAGTATTATTTGAGTCCGAAAGCCTGTCAGGGAATATTAAACAGGGCAAAAAAACGAGAGAAAAATCTTCCAATTATGTTGCAGATTGCGCTGGAACATTGTGCGCTAGGGATTACAAAGGATTAAGTTCTGATGATGTGCAAAATGGAAAAGCAATAGTTGAAGTTTATGAAAACCATCCATCAGATAGTAGAGTAAAGCCAATGGGTGATGTTTGCCAAACAATCACAAGTAGTTGGGGTACAGGCGGTGGAAATATTCCATTTGCTTTACAAGGCAATTTGATTGGTCGTGATGAAGGCGGCCCACAAGGAATAGGAGTTTCTGGTAACAATACTATGTATACATTAACTAAAACCGATGTCCATGCAGTTGCAACAAGTTTTAATGTAAATGCAAGACCGGATGAAATGAAATTTTTAGAAGAACAATCAAATACATTAACTACAAGTCAAAATTCAGGCGTTGCTGTTGATATGTATAACTTAACAACAAATAACACTACAAGCCAAACCATTAGAAATGGCACAGATATTGACCATGTTGGCGGCTTAATGCAAAACATGGCTGTTCGCAGACTTACAGAGATTGAATGTGAAAGATTACAAGGGTTTCCAGACAATTACACCAACATTAAAGAAAACTGCCCAAGTGGTGCAAGATACAAAGCATTAGGCAACTCTATGGCTGTGCCTGTAATGCGTTGGATTGGAGAAAGGATTAATAATTATGAAAGACTATGACCCAAATGATGCGATTGACTTCATCTTTAAGACCGCACCGGCATATGCAAAGGCGAAAGGTAATCTCTCTCAATTCGAGGCATTTAAACACAGTCTTAAAGCTATTGAAATGTCTAAATCAGAAGCAAGCACGATTGGGGGCAAAGAAATGGATGCGTATAAATCTCAGGCTTACCAAGAGTTATGTGAGGCTATTGGATTGGCGACAGAAGAAGCTGAAGCACTTAGATGGCAATTAGAAGCAGCTAAAATGAGATTTGAAGCCTGGCGTACAGAATCAGCAACAAACAGAAACATAGAAAGAATGACTAGATGACCGATTACTCTGAAAATTATTTGCGTATTCAACAACTTATGAAGAAATACTACAACGCTACACTTAAATGTAACTACGAATTAGCTACTAAAGTTGCCCATGATTTAGCCGATGAAACCATTAAATTAGAGATTGCCAGCGTTAGGGCATTGAAAGACCAATGGCTGCGAAGCTAATGCGTAATATGTTTGCTACGCATACAGACTATGCAGAGTTTCAAGGCCTAATCCCTTCAAACCCTGCATTGATTCCTAGTAATGTAGATGGCATACTTGAACGCAATGGTCAATTCTTAATTCTTGAATGGAAAAGACCTGGCGAAAAAGTCAGCACAGGGCAAAAGATTATGTTGCAAGCCTTGGCTGCCAAACCTAGTTTTATGGTAGTTATTATTTATGGCAATACAGACAATGAAACTGTAATTGATTCATACTGGACACTTACACCTGAAGGCAAGCCATTCAAAGCTGGCATAGGTTTTGAGTCTTTTAAACAGTTTTATAGACAATGGTACGAATTGGCTGATGGCTACAAAAAATGAAAAGAACGCTCTCAATAAGATTGCAGAACTCGGATGTATTCTATGCTCCGAATTCTTTGGGGTTGAAGGCACACCGGCAGAACTCCATCATGTTAGACGGTATGGAAATGTTCGGTCTGCATCCCCAATCTTGCCTTTATGCCCAGAACACCATAGGGGAAACTCTGGACTTCACGGATTGGGTGTCAAAGGTTTTGAAAGAAAATACAAAATATCCTGTGAGGAGTTGCTGGAACGAGTCAGTCAGAAACTTGGAAAAGGAGTTAGCTAATGACTACATTTACTACGGCAGACCAAAACAAAACACTTAAATTACCAGATGTAACGCTAGTTATGGTAGAAACTCGCTGCCATGAATTAGCAAGATTAGCTTTAGAAGATTCTATTAAAAACATAGAATTTGGCGAAATATTAATATGTTCTGATATTGAAATTAAATTAAGCAAAAAAAGTAAATGGGTCAAAACGCCTGATTTTGATAGTTATGATGGTTATTGTTTTTATGTGATTCAAGAAGTACCAAAATTAATTAAAACATCCCACAACTTATTAATTCAATTTGATTCATGGGTGTTAGACCCATTTATGTGGGATAACGAATATTTAAAATATGATTACATTGGCCCACCGTGGTGGTATAAAGATGGTAAAAATGTAGGGTGTGGTGGATTTGCTTTAACTAGCACTAAATTTTGCAATTTTATTGCCAATAACATTGATAAATATCCATTAGTGCAGCCAACAGACGATGCTATTTGCAGAACAAACAGACTAGCTTATGAAGCTGAAGGATTTGTATTTGCGCCAGAAGAATTAGCGCAAAACTTTGGATTTGAAAGAGTTGGATACCAAGGGCAACATTTTGGGTTTCATGGAATGTTTAATTGGCCTTTAGTGCTTACATGGGATAAGTTAGCAGAAAGAGTAAAAAATTGCGCCCCATATCATTTTAATAAAAAAGACGCATTACCAGAAATATTTAAATTGCTTGGGGAAAAGTTAACTAAAAAACTTAAACATGATGCAGGTATTACAACTCAAGAGGGTCAAACCCCAACTCAGACGAAATACGGTGCGCTCTATTACGAAACTCCTTATCGTGATGAGTCCACTTATTTGTCTTATGACGACTCATGTGAATGCACTCATGGCAAAGAACCCTTATTACAGTATCTAAATGACCACACCTTGCAGACGAGATAGTTATGGTATGTTCATACTTTTCGCCATCATCGTATAAATAACTACCCATCAACTGTGGGTCGCTATCTACAATAAAACAAATTTGTTCTGGCAATGGCATATTCCACCTATCAAACGGCTTCATGCAATAAATTGCCGAATATAGATTACGAAGGATGGGTGCAGTCAGCTTCATACTTGATGTATCTTGCCTCTAAATTCAACTTCATCTTCGCCCCAAACCCTAATCATTTCAGGTTGCAATAGTCTGCTTCGGTCAAAAGAAAGCATTACAAAGCCACTATTCCAATCTTTAGGAGTATCTTCTGTATAGCTAAACTGTTGACCATTAGGGTCGGCAAGTGTGCCTGTTTGAACACCCCAGCGTGTACCGTTGTAATCGTTAAATGGAATGGCAGATAACACATGGGTATGCCCAGTAATCATATTGACACCAGAATTCACGGCATTGTTTCTGCCGCCTGTCCAGCCACCTTTCCAACGATGCTTAATGCAAGTATCTTCATTTACCCAAAATGACCAACAAGGATTCCACATAGGAAAGTAGTCTTTAAGGCTAGTGCCAGGTATACCCTCAAACGATGGAAGGTTAGCAACAATGTTAGCTTCTAGCCTTTGGTCATGGTTACCCATTGGAAAAAACAACTTAGCGCCTTTGGCTACTCTTTCAATTTCGCCCAAAAAATACTGACACGCTTCTAACTCTTCTTTCATTGTTGGCAGCTTACTCCAATCAGTACGAGGAAAACGACTAATAGAAGCACCATCAAGCGCGTCACCATTACAGACTATGGCGGTAGGCTTGTACTCTTTAATCATTTCTATAAGGGCTTTAAAGGCTGTAGTAGTTTCATCAGGCCAAAAGTGGGCATCACTAAATACAATGACCCTGCCCTTTTCAATATCCATACCTCTTCGGACATTGCCAGGTGTTTGTTGTATTTTCTTTGTATAAGCTGGATTTTGGCTATTAAATGTATCTAATTTGATACGCAGTCTATTTTCTAAAGACCTACGCCTTGCCATAACATTTCTTACTGCTATTCCGTGTATTTTTGCAAACTCACTTGGACTGCCAACTTTATTCCAAGACTCAATCCATTGTTCATCCGTTAAATGATAGCCAGCCATGAAATTTACCCTATAATCAATAAGTTACTGAATACTAACTGAATAATATGTCATTTGCTAAAAAAGTAGATAAAAATCAAGCAACTGTAGTAAAAGCGCTACGAGATTATGGTGCAGATGTCCATTTACTCCACATGGTAGGCGCTGGTATACCTGATTTACTTGTGGCTTATGAAGGACATACTATTTTAATGGAAGTAAAAGATGGTGCTGATAAGAAATTTACCCCTGACCAGATTAAGTTTATTGCTGGTTGGAAAGGTGGGCATTTATATCGGGTAAATTCAAGCAAAGAAGCCCTAGATGTTTTAAAATCAGTAAAAATGGAGTAATTCTATGAATGATAATGTAGCTATGTTTGCCGCCACTTTGTTGCACTCAGCGACAAATACCCACTTTTTTCATTGGAATACTGATTCTTTCAGTAAACACATGGCTTTAGGCACATATTATGATGAGATTGTTGACCTAACAGATGCTTATGTAGAAGCCTATATGGGCGCATACGACAAGATTACGACTTTTCCAAGCGTATACCATCAGCCAAAAGACCCAATTAAATACTTACAAAGCCTACAAAAGTTTGTAAAAGAAGCCCGCCAAGATTTGCCGCAAGACGAACAATTATGCAATTTGGTTGATGCCATTGCTGATTTAATCGACTCTACTACCTACAAACTCCGCTTTTTGAAATAGGACTCAATATGCCATTAGATAAGTCTGGGTCAGCCCAATCTGTAGGTAAAAACATTAAAGCAGAAGTAGCTGCCGGTAAACCTAAAAAACAGGCATTGGCTATTGCACTCAATGTAGAACGCGATAACGCTAAAGGCAAGCGTAAGGCTAAATTAGAAGAGTCCTACGCTAAATACATAGCTGAGAACGAGTAATGAGTCGTAAAGACCAAATTCGTGCCGCAGTAGAAAAGCACGATAAACCTATTCCTAGAACCACAGTCGGCAAAGGTAAGAACTATCTACCTACCGAACAGGGCGCGGGAATGACAGCCAAGGGTCGGGCAGAATACAATGCAAAGAATGGTAGTAATTTACAAGCACCTCAATCTAGTGGGCCAAGACACGATAGTTTTTGTGCTAGGTCTAAAGGCTGGACAGGGGAACGAGGCAAGGCAGCTAGGGCAAGGTGGAAATGTTAATGAACGGTCTTTACGATAATATTCATAAAAAGAGGGCTAGAATCAAGGCTGGTTCTGGCGAAAAGATGCGTAAACCTGGTAGTAAGGGTGCGCCAAGCGCTTCAGACTTCAAGCAAGCCGCCAAAACAAGAAAAGAAGTCATTACTGACAAAATGAAGGATATGTAATGAAACACATGACTAGATACTACAAGCCAGAAGATGCTATGCTGCGCCCGCACAAAGAAACAACGCTAGAAAAGCAACAGAAGAAGCGTCAAGACCATAATCCTCCATTAGAGTTAGACGATAGCAATATCCTTAACAGGAAAGCTAACCAACGCATGAAGCGTAAACAGGCTTTAATGGATGCAATGAACAAGAACCATGACCCCGATATTGTTGGCTAAACTGTTGTAGAATTAAACCCTTACAAATCAAACACTTGAGAATGTATGGATAATAAAGTAGAAGAAAGTAGAAAAAAGACTGGTGGTCGTAAGCCAGGAGTGCCTAATAAGACCACTCAGGAGGCTCGAGAGGCTATTAAAGCCTTACTTGATGCCAATATACCTTTTATTCAATCGTGGATTCAAAGCACCGCAGAAGGCATATTTGACGATAAGACAGGAAAGTTTATTGTTCAGCCTAATCCAGCCAAGGCTTGTGAGATTGTCCAGAAC